TTGACGACAAAAGTTATCTTGACAATGCAGACGCCAATACATGTACACTGCAATCTAATAGTCACAATCAAACTGCGATACGTGAATTCATAGCCAGCAAGGGCATAACACATTTGGATCTGTTGTTTATAGATGGGTGGCACAGTGTCAACACCTGTGTAAACGATTGGCGTTATGCAGATCTACTACGTCCGGGTGGTATAGTGTTACTACATGATAGTAACAGTCACCCAGGGTGTGCTGCACTGTTTGATGCAGTAGACAATACAATGTATGATAAAGCCAGATATTGTACAGAAGATACAGATTATGGCATTGCCGCTTTTATAAGGAAAATTTAATGACTATCAACGACGCACTGATACGTAATCCCATTGGCTATAACATGTCTGTGTTGGCTGAACGCCTACAACATTTGACGGGTGTTGTAGATCTCAACAGTTGGCAAACCATACTAGATGTTGGTGCAATGGATGGGTGGGAAGGTGTCAATCTTGCTCGCGTATTCGCAGATGCTAGAGTACATGCATTTGAACCCAGCAAACAAAATTGTGAACGCTGTGTCAAAACCTATATGACACAGCCCTATCATATTCGCAGTCGTATTGCACTGAGCCAAATTGCCCTGACAGATACCACAGGACCTATAATGTTCTATGAAGTTGACGAAGAAAAAGCCATGGCAGCCAAAGGCAAAGTTAATACAGGTATGGGCAGTGTATTAAAACTTGAAAACCCTGACATGTGGCCCTGGGAACACAATGCACAACGCGAAATCTCTGTGCAGGGTTATACCATGGACCACTGGTGTGTAGAATCCAAGGTCGAACGAGTGGATGCCATCTGGATGGATGTGCAGGGTGCAGAACTCACAGTACTACGAGGCGCAGTGAATACATTGTCAAATATGCAGGTGATCATGACAGAAGCGGGTGTCAAACCCTACTACCACGGTCATACACTGAAACCTGAAATTGATGCATTTTTGTTACAACAAGGCTTTGTAGAATTGGAATCTGCCAGAGAGCAGGCACATGAATACGAAGTCAATGCCATCTACGTCAATACTAAATTTAAACAAACACAATGACAAACATAACACGGAGAGAATTTATGTGGGACTTTATTAAAAAACTTGCAGGTATCACACCTGCACAATCAGCAGTAGTTGAAGCCAAAGCAGTTAAAGCACAAGCAGCAGTTGGCACAGCATATGCAAAACTTGAAGCTGCGGCAAATGCAGCAGCAGAACAAGCTGCCGCAGCGGCCAAACATGTGAGTGAAACAGTTGCCAATGACATTGCACCTGCTGCTAAAAAGCTAGCTGACACGGTAGTTAAAGATGTCACTGCTGCTGCAACACAAGTGGCCAGCGACATTGCTGAAACAGTTGAAGAAGTAAAAACTGCTGCAACAAAACGTGCGTCCAAAGCTGCTAAACCTACGTCAGAATCTGCACCTGGCCAATCTAAGAAGCCACGTGCGCCTCGCAAGCCCAAAGACGAAACGCCTGCTGAATAATCATTGACAATGCTGCATGATCTGCTATTGTATAGATAACATCAATACAAGGAGTTGGTATCATGCAGCAACGTACTAAACGGTTGTTAATGATTTGGGTGGGTGTCATTGCTAACATTTGTGCATACATCTTATTGGGCGTGGGTGCAGGGTGGGCGGTGAGACAGTTGCCTACCAATTTTGCCATAGCAGCAGTGATAGTTGCAGTTGTGGGATATGCAGGATGGATAACTTTTCAAATTGCCAAAGTAAGACTGGCAGCAACTGAGCTCAAAGAAGCTCGCGTGTTGCGTGAACTCAGAAAAGGCTACGACGAATGACACACATGGTCGGACCTTACCTTACTACTACCAATTACAATCCCAAGCGCAAACTCAATGCCAAGCAAAAGCGTGCAGTGGAAGAACATGAAGCTTGGCTCAAGTCACGTGGCATTGGCGCTAAAACCAAGACTGACAAACGTGTAGCATCTCCCAATAACATTCCTGATTACCGTGCAGGTAATCGTGCTGCTGTGCCCTTGGGCAACAAGTTGGGCAATGGTTATCAAACAGGCGTTATGGTTAACCTTAAAAATGAATCAATTGCAACTCAAACTGAAATTTTAGCTAAAGCTAAAAGAATTGCACCTGCTTTTTCAAAAGGTGCATATCAATTCATTACACCTGGCACAGATCTTTCAGACTTAGGTAATAAGAAATAACTTACATTTAGCAAAATGCCATCGATGCATCATATGACGCATTCCAGTTTTTTTACAATGAGGGCATTCTACTTGACAAGTATTACGTCGTGTTTCCCACATTAATGCATATCTAGCAGGATCTCTTTCTTTAGATTCTACTGCTCGTATTTTCCGCGGTTTAGATGATTTGCTAGATTCAGTACCATTGGTTCGTCTAGTTTCCCAAGATTTTGCACGAGACTCTGGTGTATTGAAATGAGTAGTATTGTACTTTTCTTTTATAGTGACTAAACGTTTAAGTTTAGTAGAAGAAGACTGTATGTACCCACTGTGTCCTTCGCCGCCGTCTGTTTGATTGAGAAGTATACCTGCTTGTCCATTTTCATAAAGACAATCTTTTCTACCATACCATCTGATAAGTCGTCGTTCTAATGCAAACGCCCATAATTCATTCAAATCATCTGCAATTATAACAATCTTGCTGCTATCGTTTGGTACAGTTACTCTACCATGTGATTGCCAAGCACGATTGCCCTTGCCTTTTCCAATATAATATGGTGTATTGTCTGATTGCCGTATGTATGCATATACATAATATCCCACTGGATATTGCCGATAAGTATTCATGCTGTTGTTCCTCATAACAATAGAGTAGTTGGAGACGCCAATCTCGCGAACTACAATATTATTTATGTTTCTCTTGCATATTACATTATGGTTGTGTAGTATTATCGATATCGCAGATTTAGGAAAGAAAAAGTAATGGCCAAAGAACCAGAACCAATAGTAATTGGCGGAGGTTTCAGCGGGTTCATCACCACGGCAGCAGTTTTGGTTTCTATAGTAATAGTGGCAGGTTTGGCGCAGCATCAACCGCCGCGCGACAACAGTGATCCCCCTGGCGGTCGCAGCAACATGTCTGTGTTGACTGATGCGCTCACAGGTTGCCAGTATCTTGCCACGCAACGTGGCGGTATCACACCTCGCATGGACGCTGACAACAAACAAGTTTGTAATTAACTAGGAAACATAGATGAACACACACTACGCCACATCATTAGCAGCAATTGGCACACATGAGTTTTCTGGCAGCAATGCCAGCTTGATCAAAGATCGATTGAGTTATATTGCTGACATTGTGGACCTTGACAGTTTGAAAACTGTCATGGAGATTGGCAGTTGGGATGCGCTGGATTCTATGGAATTTGCAACACTACTGCCCACTGCACAAGTTCATATCTTTGAAGCAGCCGCAGATAATATTCCCACTTGCAATGCCAATTTATCCAGGCTAGATTCTGCAACTCGCAATCGTATCAAACTGTGGAATATGGCAGGCAACGACCGTACAGGTCTTATGGAGTTCAATGCAGTGGATCTTGCCAATAGCCAAACCAAATACAACATGGGTGTTGGCAGCAAGTACAAGTTAATTGAAGGCTTGGAAGGCAGTTTTATCAACGAACATTGGGCACAGAAGACTGTGAAAGTCTGGGGCTACAAGCTGGATGATTGGCGTAAAGCCTACAATATTCCTGCCATTGATGCCATATGGATGGATGTGCAAGGTGCAGAATTAGATGTACTACGAGGTGCAGCGGCGAGTCTTGTGGATACCCGTGTGATTATGACTGAAGCTGGTGTTGTGCCTTACTATGAGGGGCAAGCACTCAAGCCAGAGATTGACACATTCCTTGCAGAACTGGGATTTTGGGAATTAACGCCTGCATTTCAAATGGCACATGAGTTGGAAGCCAATGCGGTTTACCTAAACAGTAGATTTTATCCCAAGCACGGTTGACAACGGCATACTAGATGCTATGTATAACGCATAGACAACACACACAGGATACACGCTATGGAAATCCAGGAACTGCACGAAAAAGCCACTGACGCTGCTCGCGTCGCTGCCAATGAACTGCACAGTGAAATTGGCGAAAGCTATCCTTGCGGCTTTGCATGGGTCACCTACTACCCTAAACACAAAGGCAATACCACTGCTGGCAAAGCTGAGCGCAAACTGTTTGAAAGCATTGGCTTTAGCCAAGATTGGACTGGCAAAGCTTGGCAACTGTGGAACCCTTCCAAGCACATGACGCAGAACGTTGATGTAAAAGAAGCCGGTGCTCGTGCCTATGCTGAGCTGATGAAAGCCGCCGGCTACGCAGTGTCAGTTGGCTCTCGTTTGGATTAACAGATACTACAGGGTTAACAGCAGACAGCGCAATAAATATTGCGCTGTCTAATGGAGCGATTGCATGAGATTATTAGAAATAGCAAGCGGTTATACCAGTATTGATCAAGAAGACGACAACGGTAGTCTTGAAGGATATGTAGTAGACACTGCACAGCCGCAACTGGTAAATTATCTCACTGCGCAAGGTGCAGACAGCAATCTTATTGATTCAATTGCTAATAAATTTTCACGTATTGCTGTCATCAGAAACATCTGGGTAGATGAAGACCATAGAAACAGTGGCATAGGCAGTTTTTTACTTGAATCTGCTATAAATGCTGCATTTGCCGACGGTGCAGAAGCTATTGTATTAGTCGCAGATCTAAATGAAGACAATGCACAACTTGGTAAAAGTTTAGACACATGGTATCAAGGTTGGGGGTTTCGTACAATTGGCCGCGCTGGCAACGATCCCATAATGTTGCTGATTGCCGATTAATTTAATTTTCAATATCATATGATATTCCATTGACACCTACTGTACAGCATGTTATGTGTTGCGTGTAAACAATGAGGAGACTAACATGCGTAAACTTGCAAGCGTTCGGCGTATTACCGATATTCAGCCCATCGAAGGTGCTGATGCAATTGAAGTAGCTGTTGTAGACGGCTGGAAAGTAGTCATTAAGAAAGACGAGTTTAAGATTGGCAGTCTTGCAGTGTACCTTGAGATTGATTCTTGGGTACCGCATGAACTTGCACCGTTCCTTAGCAAAGGCCAAGAACCTCGTGTCTACAACGATGTAAAAGGTGAACGCCTTCGCACTGTCAAACTTCGTGGCACTACTTCTCAAGGATTACTTTTGAAAATAGAAGATGTTTTTAAAGTTGTTGAAGTGGGCGGTATTACATATCTAAGTATGCCCGACTAAATACTATTAGACTACAATGATAGTATTATGCAGATATATAGAATATTAAATACAATCACAGGTAAATCGTACATTGGTAAATCAGTTGATTACATAAAACGATTCGAAGGTCACAAAAAGTGTGCATTAAACCATAAAAATACACGATTGTATGATTCAATGAATCATCATGGCATTAATGCATTTACACTAATACTTGTTGAAGAATTGGGCGATGTATCTCGTCAAGTTGCTAATGACCGAGAAACTTATTGGGTAACTTATTTTAATACTGTAATACCGCATGGTTATAATATGACTAAAGGTGGAGATGGGGGTCATACATTAGAGCATTGGTCCGACGAAGATCGTTCTGCGTTGTATAAACAGCAAGCATTAACACGAACAGGTAGTAAACGTACAGATGCTGCAAAACGAAATATAAAAGAAGCGTCTATAAAACGTGAAGCTAGCAGAACTGTCGAAGATAGAATTAACATATCACAAAAAATTAGTGATACAAATAAGAAAAAAGGAATATCACCACCGGATCATACCAAATGGAAAAAAGGTCAGATTGGCACATTTACAGGTAAAACACATACACAAGAGTCTCGTACAAAAATATCTACTGCAAGGGCAGGTAAAACTTATGACGAATTATATGGT